GGTCGTGCACTTCCGATTGCGATCCAAGTACCGCAGGAGCGTGTACGGCTACTCGGTGCTCGAACCGGCTCGATGGATCTGGAAGCGGCTGACCATCTTGGAAGATTCGGCGATCTTGTTCCGACTGACCAAAGCGGTGGAGAGGTTTGCCTTCTACATCGACGTCGGCGACATGCCTCCCGCCGAAGCGCTGGCCTACGTAAATCGCGTGCGGCAGCAGTACCGAAAGAAGAAGTACGTCAATCCAAGCACGGGTAAGCTGGAGCTGCGGTTCGACGCGCTCGCGCAGGACGAGGACTTCTTCGTTCCTTCGCGCGGTGGGCAGGAAGGTACACGCATCGACGTCGTGGGTGCGCCCCAGTGGCAGCACATGGACGACATCGAGTACTTCCGCGACAAGATGTTCAGTTCGATCAAAGTGCCGAAGAGCTACCTGGGTCAAGAACAGGGTGTGGCTCGTGCGGTGTTGTCGAGCGAGGACGTCCGGTTCGCCAGGACAGTGCTCCGTGTTCAACGTGAGCTGAAGAACGGATTCCGCAAGGTGTGTAGGATCCACCTGATGGCGAAGAACATTGATCCATCTACGGTGGACTTCGAGATTTGGATGACTGTGCCGAGCGCTATCTTCGAGCTGGCACAGCTGGAAGTACGCAACGCGCGAGCCGATCTGGCCGCGCGTATGAACGACTTCGTGTCGCTGCATTGGATCTTGAAGAACGTGTTCTCGCTTCCGGACGAGGACATCGACATTGTGATCAGGGAGCGCGGAGAGGATGCCGTTCGAGCTGCTGTGGCGCAGGGTAAGGGTGAAGCCGAGGCGCAGAAGCTCATTGCGCAGGCGATGCCTCAGCAAGAACCAGGGCAACCGGGTCAGATGGGGGCAGGAGAAGCCCTTGATACTCGTATGGCAGCGATGATGGAACGAGTGCGGGAACGCTCGAAAGCAAGAGGGTTCCGATCTGGAGGGATCTCGCAGCAAGAGCTTCATGCAGGAGACCTCCTTGCCGAACGCCGCGCTTCGGATAAACTAGATGACATTCTCCGAACGGACAGGGAGATGGCAGCTCGGATAGAGGCTATCTCCAAGCTACTGAAGGATGTGGTTGGAGCTACCCGGTCCGAGAAGAGACGTTGACGAATCCTGTTGACACCTAACGCAGCCCAAAGGTACCTTCACTCCGATGCTCCTAGATCGATTTGTCCCACCCGACGAGCTGAAGCGCGTTACCGAAGGGAGCTACGAGAGGCTCATCGAGCAGCTCGCAGAGGAAGCCACCAAGGCGTCCCAGCGGATCTTCGGACAAGCGTGTCAGGTCAAACTGGTCTCCACATTCCCGAACCACGCTGTGGTGTTGGCTGAGTCTGGTGATGCGGCGCGCGTGCGCTTCGAGATGTCTGGCGGCGGCGAGCCCATGATCGTGTCACACGAGCCCTACACGTTTACGAGCGTGAAGCCGAGCGACTCGAAGGCGTTCGTCGAGAGCCGCTCCAAGGAGATCGTGAATGCTCTCTTGGAAGGCGACGACAATCGAGCGTACAGCCGTGCCAGGGAGATCCTCCCGATGGTTGAGGACAAGCGGGAGATCATTTCTCCTACCGACCTCGTCAAGCTCGTGCAGGATCACTTCGGTCGGGAGTGTGCTTGGAAGTCGGCTTACGAGTCGAACCAGGGTGGCATCCACAAGGCGATCGGATCGGACCTCGGGTTGATCGACCAGAATCGCACGGAAGCCAAGTTCACGAAGCTGTACGACGGGTCCATCCCGGTCGAGCAGCGCGCCGGATACGAGAGCCTCGTTCATTCGGATCTCATCCGGGTGGTCGAGTCCTTCGAGCGGTTGCAAGGCCGTGTCGAAGCGCTGACCGAGAAGTTCACCACGCTCGCAGCGTCCACGGTCGAAAAGGAGAGGAGCCTGGGAGGGTTCGCGCTCGACTTCGAAGAAGACGTCCAGCGTGCCGCCAAGGTGCTCCGAGAGGCTGCATCCGGAGTATTCGATGTGGCAGCGCGTGGGCAGCTCCACGATGTTGCCTCCAAGGCGATGTATCGGTATGACGTTGCTGTTCGATACATCGAGACTGCCACTCAGGACCAAGGGTGAGGACATGAGCACCAAGTTCCGACTGTTGACCATCGAAGAAGAGTTCGCGGCGATCGGCCTCATCCACGAGTCGAAGGCTGCGCCCGTCGAAGACCCCACCGTCTCCGAAGACGAAGACGAAGACGAAGACGAAGACGAAGACGGCGAGCCCGTCGAAGAGGCGCTGAAGTTGCGTCGTCGGGCGAAGAAGAGCGCGGCTCTCCGCATGGCGCTGAAGCGTGCGAGGCGGAAGTACTACAAGCAGCACAAGGGTCAAGAGGTCACGCGTGCTCGCAAGTACGCCAAGTCCGGTCGCGGCAAGAAGCGTACGAAGCTCCGTCTGGGCTTCTGGAAGAAGCATGCGGGCATGGCGGGCAAGCCGAACATGCGGCTGGCTGGCATGGATCGCGTCGCGAACATGGTCGAAGAAGTCGGCGGTATCTTGGACACCATCGGCGAGCGCAAGAACCGCGAGTTCGTGCGGGGTTACGCGAATATCGCGTTGATCTCCGACACCATGGCTCAGGGTTTCGAATCGCTGGGCGACGAGATCCAAGAAGAGGAGCTGGCCGACCTCGGCAAGCGATTTGCCGAGTTGGCCGAGCAGTCCGCGAAGATTGCCGAGGCGCTGGAAGCCGAAGAGATCGAGCTGGACGAAGAGCTGGAAGCGGCGTTCAAGTCCGACATGGATGATCTCCTGTCGGGTCTCGAAATCTACGCCGACCTGACCGAAGACGACGACTCTGAGGAGGGTGACTCCGAGGACGAGGACGAGGACGACGACTCGGGAAACTGACGGAGGCGTGGCGGCGTAGGAGATCGGCATATCGGAGTGGCAGACTGGAGATCGTAGGCTGGGAAGGGAATCCCTTCAAACGTAAAACCAGGAAGACCAAGAAGTCGGTACTCCAATCCCCCCTCGCCAATACACCTTTTCGTGGTAACTTCAGGTGGCGGAAACACTGATGACGACCCAACCCCAACTGCTTCGAGACACGATGTTCATCAACTTTTCGTTGGTGGAATCGGGTGACGGGAAGAAGGTCAAGGCTCGCGGCGAGTTCGCCAAGGCCGACATCGCCACCGAGAACGGTCGTGTGTATCCGCGACCCATCTGGGAGAGGGAGATTACTCGGCTGGCCCAGTCCATGACGGAGCGCAAGGTCTTGGGCGAGTTGGATCATCCAGCGGACGGTAAGACTCTTCTCTCTCGTGCCTCGCATCTGCTAACCGGACTGGAACTGCGGGATGACGGTGTCCTTATCGGAGAGGCCGAAGCCCTTGATACTGCGAAGGGCAAGGACCTTCAGGCTCTTCTGAAGAGCGGGGCCAAGATCGGGGTCAGCTCGCGAGGCTTTGGCTCGACGAAGGCGGACAGCAAAGGCAAGGAAGTTGTCCAAGAGGACTACCGTCTCGCCACGTTCGACTTCGTCGCTGACCCGGCTGACAGCACCGCCTACCCCGAACCTTTCGTTGAGTCGAAGGAGCACGGCATGGACCCCAAGGATCAGAAGCAGCTCGATGAAGAAGTCGAGACCCGCGTACAAGAGCGTCTTCAAGAGGAAGTCGCCGTCAAGGTACAGAGCGCCGTGCAAGAACGGGAAGCGCAGCTCCGCGAGGAGTTCAGCGGCAAACTCCCCAGCATGATGGGGAAACTCAAGGGTGACTTGCGCGAAGAAGTCCGAGGCGAGCTGCTTTCGGACCCGTCCGTCGCTGGAGCGCGCACCGTACTCGAATCCGTGAAGACCATTCTTCGTCCCTACATCATTCCGGCTGACGTCGAAGCAGTCGTTCGCCAGAAGGAGACGGAGATCAAGCGCTTGAAGGAGCAAGTCTCCGAACGCGATCTCCAGCTTGCGGGGCTCGAAGAGGAGATGGAGAAGCTCGCCAAGGTCGCCAAGGAAGCTGGCTACAAGTACTTCTTGGAGAAGACCATCGGCAAGGAGCCGGAAGCGGACCTCATTCGGAACCTCATCGGCGACGTGGGTCTGTTCGAGTCGGCTGACAGCCTCAAGTCCCGCCTAGGCTCGGTGAAGACCCAGCTGCGCGAGCGTCGCGAAGCCGCTGAGGCTGCTGAGAGGCAGCTTCAAGAGGACAAGCAGGCGCGTGACGCCGAGGAGACAGCCCGCGTGAAAGCCATCGAGGAAGAGCGCGAGCAACTGCTTGCTGCTGAACGTGAGCGCGCGGAAGTTTCGCGCAAGGCACAGCTCGAAGACTTGGAGCAGATGAAGGCGGACAACCGCCAGCTGCTCGAAGCGGTGGAGAAGGCTCTGGAGGCCAACAAGGCGCAAGCACTCATGCTTTACGCCGAACGGCAGTTGACAGGCAATCCGAACATCGTCAAGATCCGAAAGATTCTGGAAGCCACCGACTTGTCGGACCAGGATCAGGTTGACGAGATCATCAGTGAGAACTCTTCGGCCCCCAGTGCGGCGACGGACATCGACGCAGTTCGGGAGCGGGTTCGCAGCATGTCCAAGGGGCGCGGGTTCAATGCTCGCGAGGAAGAGCGCGGAGACAACCGTCCTGCGCCCAAGCCGATCACCGAGGACTACAACGGGCTTGGGATCTCCGCAGACCATCTGCGGCGGATGTCCGGTATCAGCTGAGTTGGACGCAAGATAGGCACACTACTTCGCGAGAGGTTTAGGAGGAAACGACATGGCACCTGACACCCGTCAACTGGTCGAAGACGGCTCGGCGATCCGCACCATCTTGGACGAGAGCTACGTTGCAGCCCTCGATCGAAAATGGGGCCAGCTGCTCGAAGGTCTCGATCGACGCACCCCGAGGGAGCGACACACCCGAGCAGTCACCGCGATGCTGATGGAGAATCAGGCGTTGCACCTTCGGGGACTGAGCGAGGAAACGAGAGCGATCAACGTCGGCTCGTTCACCAAGTTCATCTTCCCGATCTTGCGCCGCGTGTTCCCCAACCTCATCGCGAACGAGATTGTCTCGGTCCAGCCGATGACCGGCCCCGTGGGCGCGGTCTTCTACATGGACTACGTCTACAGCACCACGAAGGGTGCGACGACGGCCGGGAACGTCTTCCCCAAGGACTTCGACAAGGACTACACGTCCGAGTACGTCAACGGCGAAATCCTCGCCACTGGCGACGCGGTCAACTACGGCGGCGGCGGCGCGGTCACCAAGCTGAACGCAAACCTCGCCTTCACCCCGGTGCGCCCTCTCGACGCGAGTCGTGGGTTCGCATGCGTCGTCAAGGAGCTGAATGCCACAACCGGTGCGGACGTCCAGGTGGCGACCGACAACGGAACCGGTGGCTTCACGTTCAGCCCCGCAGGCGTGAATGCTGGTGGTTCGATCAACTACGCCAACGGCAGCATCTACGCGTTCAAGTTCCAGAACGTGCCTGCGAACGGCAACCCCATCAAGTGCTTCTACTTCTACGATGGGGAGTTGAACACCAAGGTTCCGACGATGTCCCTCGACGTCAAGAAGAAGCTCATCGAAGCGGTTCCGCGCCGCATCAAGAGCCTCTGGTCGAGCGAGGCGGCGGAAGACCTTCGGCACCTTCACGGCGTCGAAGCCGAGACCGAGATGGTCACGGCCGTGGCGCAGGAGATCGGGCTGGAGATCGACCGTGACGTCATCCAAGAGCTGTTCCAGTCGTCCACCACGACGTCTGCCACGTGGGACCGCGTGCCCCCCGGTGGTATCAGCGAGCTGGATCACCTTCGGTCCCTCATCACGGTTCTGAGCACGGTCTCGAACCTCATCCACAAGAAGACCCTTCGTGCGCCCGCCAACTTCATCGTGACGAGCCCCGAGGTGTCCGCGCTTCTGTCGCAGATGACGACGCACGGCGACTATCGCCCGATCTGGACCTCGGATCCCAACGGTTCGCCCATGGGTGGTCCCGTCGACATGCCGCGCCCGATGTCGCAGCATGGACAGTTCGGCATCTACAAGGCCGGCACGCTGATGAACAAGTGGGTCATCTACGAGGATCCATTCTTCACCCGCGACTACATCATGCTGGGTCTGCGCGGCTCCACGTACCTCGACAGCGGGTACGCCTGGGCTCCGTACATCCCGCTCCAGGTCACTGCGACCTTCCTCGATCCCGCCGACTTCAGCTTCCGCAAGGGGCTGCGGACCCGGTACGGGAAGTCCATGCTCCGTCCGGAGTTCTACGGTCAAGTCAGGGTCCTGAACCTGTAACAGACCCGTGTCGGAGTAGTGTGCTGCGAGGAGCCCCTACCGGTGGTGGGGGCTTCGTCGCGTTTGGAGTGGGGCTGTGTTAGGATACTCGGCATGACCAGGCTGAAGAGCGTGCTCGACGAGCTGGAGATGCTGGATCGCGAGGCAGATGCCATCGTGTTGGTCGAAGTACGCGAGGCTCCGCAAACAGAAGACCTGGATACCGTGCTCGCACAGGCAATCGCCGACGCCAAGCGCGCTATGGTCGGATTGGAGCGGGCAGCCGCGATCCTACAGGAGCGAGCAAAACATGGCTAGTTTCAAGGCAAATCCCACAGCTGGGCTGGTGTTCTTGCCGGGAC